TTGTAGTTAAAAGAGCCATGAAAGGTAGTAAACTATGCCGAGACGTAAAGCGATGGAATTAAAAAAATGGAAATGTCAAAGTTAACACCAGCATTAATTATTCTTGCATTGCTTATTGCCTTATTGAGTATCGAATCTAGTATAGCCGATGTAACGTCATCTGGGGCTACTACCAATTCTCAGACCTCGACTTCTGGAAGCCAAACCGCTATCACTGGAGGGTACAATTCAGATGTTACGACCACCTATCAATCAGGTAGCAGTTCAACAACTAATGCTACAACGAATAATTCAACCTCTAACGCAGCGAGTAGAACGCCTGTCAATATGGCTTCTGCACCTGGAATGAGTGTTTATGGGCAAGATAGCTGTGTTATACCACTCGCAGCAGGAGTAACTGTCATTGGTTTTTCAGGATCATTTGGTAGTTATATGGTAGATAAAGAATGTGAAAGAAGAAAATCTACATCAGTTCTAGCTAAACTAGGCATGAAAGTAGCAGCAATATCATTGATGTGTCAGGAAGAAAATGTATGGCAGTCAATGTGGGACGCAGGGACGCCATGCCCAATAGATGGATTAATTGGTGAAAAAGCAAAAGCAAGATGGGAAGAACTTGGTGGCTATGAGCAATCCAAAAAAACAAGCTATGTCAAAAGAAACCCAAGCAAAGAAACTGATGACAAAGTAGAACAGTACAGAAAATACAAAGAGAGTATGAATGAAGACCATAGCAATCATAATCATGACTAGCTTTATTGTTTCATGTGCAAGTAAAAGTATAGAGTTAAGACCGATACAAATATATGGCAGTAATGAGCAAAGCGTACCAACCCCAGTATATGAATGATGGATTTAGATATACTTAACATATTTTTATTGTCGGCTTTTATATTACACACAGTCATGGAGTATGTATTATGAATAAAGAATTAGAAAAAGACTTTATAGAAGTTGCTGAGTGTATAAGAAGTGGGCAGGTAGAACCTAAAAAAATAGTACAATACATGAATCTTCAACCTGAGTTTGAGCAATGGTACAAAGATAGATATATTAGCAAACGCAAGACAACTGTTGGAGCGTTGAAGTTATGAGATACATGATACCTTTGTTGTTCCCTATTACTTTATTTGCAGAATCTACAAATAATTTATTACCCCAACAATTTTTTAACAATAACTCTAACCATAACGAGTGGACATGTAATGATCCATCACATAATCATGGGAACAGTATTGTTGCAGCACACCATGGCGACAGCATTGAAAGAGATGTAAGCTTGTCTGAGCATTTAACAGAAGACCAAATTCAATATGGGTGGTCATCTACACTAGGCGCAGACATATGGCATTGGAATAATTTATCTAGTGAAACAGATATGATTCAAACCATTACAGCTAGTAACGGCACAGTTACAACACAAAAAAGAACAGTAGCTTTTAGTGCAATTACACCCTATCAAACTTACACATCTACTTATATAGAGGGCATGAATATAAATACAAACTATAATATCAATGTTAAGTTTGATTTTAGAGAGAGTTCAGAATCATTAAGTCATCAAGCAGTTGATTTAAAGAATCCTACCCTTGTTATAAACTATGAACCTAATCCAGTATTTTTAAGTACAGCACAAAAAACAGAGATAGCTACAGCAGTAGAGTTTATAGAAGAAGTTGCTGACATAGAGATAATAGAATATGAGCCACAAGAATTTAGTTTTGAGTTATACGATACTCAAGAAATAATGTTAATGCCTATCGAAGAAATCTATATAGAGACATTAGCTGTAGAAGAAATTAACGCAGGAGTTGTAGAAATATTCAATCTAGCACCACCTGTAGAAGAATTTTCCGATATGGCAGAACTACCTCAGATAGAAACCTTTGATGAATTACCTACTATAGGTGAGGAGATAAGATATGACAGTCAAGAGAACTTCTCGGAAGTCGCAACAGAAATCCAAATCGAAGAAAATTTCTTTGAAGCAACAGAAAGTTTCGACAACCAGGGACCAGTTGAAGGAATACAAGAAATCGCAAGCTTCTTCGCAGAAGAGCCAATCGCCCAAAGTCCAGGAGAATCAGAAAGTCCCGCAGACTTTGAAAGCGTCAATGAACCAAGACCAGTTGAAGAAGAGACTGTCGCAACAAGTGAAAGAACAGAACGACCAACAATGGGCAGAGCAGATGAACAAGAAAGCTCGTCAAATAGAGAAGCAGGTTCAGAAGGAACACGAGCAGAGATACAAGAAGAGTCTAGTGTTCAAAATGACACAGCTCCCATCGAAGATGATAGAGTTGTTGAGCAACCTCAAGAAGAAGATATGGTCGTTGCTAGTGAAGAAATAAATGAACCTACGGGAGTTACTACAGAGAATGAAATTGACAGAGAAGGAGAAACAAGAGCAAGTCGAGATGGAGATGCTGGAGATGAAACTGATGCTAGAGCAGAAGAAAATGTCGAAGGCAGAAATCAAGAGGTGGAAGAAGGCAGGAATGAAAGAGTTTCTCCAAGAAATAATCAAACTATTACAGTAGAAGCTATAAGAAAAAAGGTTAATGAAACAATAAAAAGAGTTGACCAAAGATTAGTAGCTACGTCAATGATAGTTGCAAAGTCAATGCAATCTAATCAAAAACTTGACACTTACATAAATAAAAACCAAAATATATTTGATAACCAATTAAATATAGACGGCGGAAATTATTATGAAACCAGAGAGTATATTGATACTAGAAATATATATTCTGAAATTTCGTATGGCAATAATGATGTTGTTGCACAATATCAAAAGAAAGTGCAAGATGCTACTGACGAGAGAATAAGAGCAGAAGAACATTTAAGGAGGATCCGTGGATATTAAAACGATAGCAACTGGCATAGGCCTGGTGATTACGATAGCTGGACTGTTCGTCTACCAGGGACAATTAATTACAAGGGTCGATAATTTAGAGGCTCAAAAAGCAGTAAACATTAAACCATTAGAACAAGACATATCAATTAACAAAGCTGAAATAGCTGTACTCAAAGCGAAAGTGGATGAGATAAAAGCTAGATCGGATAATCCTTTGAGATAAAATTATTAATAATCTTGCCAATCTATTTTTTCGTGTTCATCCATCCATTTTTCTAACAAAAATTTTTCTGAGCCGTACAAGCCTTCAAACTTTTTTCTTCCTAATCCATGAAATCCACATTTGCTACCCCTGTGATGATCAATACACAAGGGAATACATTTAATATTTTTTTGTGACATTCCCATGCCAGCACGGAGATGATGAATTTCTGTTCTTGTTTTTTGTTTCTCGTTAAAAATATAACAAACAATGCAACCTGTGTTTGCCATCTTTTCATACAAACGTTTCATTTTATTTTTCAAAAATAATACCTCTTGAGATCTTAGGCAGCACTTTAATTGCGCCTTTCCCCTCAAGAGATTTTAACATCTTCCAAACATTATTTATGCTAGTTTTGTTAATCAAAGACAGCTCTCTTACCGTAGGGCTGTACCCGTTGTTGTCAAAAAACAAACGGGCCTGCACTAACAAATCAAACTGTTTTTTTGTTATAGGTCTTTCAGACATTCTATTCCTTCGCCGAAATTTCTTTGTCTAACTTATCAATTTGCTCTTGCAAAATAGCAGCTTGCTTTGGATCAATACTCTCTAAGGTTAAAAGGTTATGCTGCTCTTGTTCAATTAATTGGTTTAACATTACTTTCTTTTCTTCTTCTTTTGCTTCTTTTGCTTTTCTAATATTATTTATAGTTTCGGTAACGCCAGCACAATATTTTTTTACCTTGGCATTCGTTTGTTGTTTTCCTGTTTCAGCTTCTTGTGAATTATGATCTACCTCTTCATCGCTTCCAATTTCCATTAAGAATAGTTTTTGCAACAGATATTTAAAAGCGTAAGACAGGGCTTTGCCATATCCTTTGTCTTGGCTATCTATACCAGTCCCTGGAAAATCCCCAATAGTTATTTTATCCCCGTTGTCTATATCTACAATTTCGCAAGAAACTGTTACGCTATGTATGTTTCCGTCTTTTGAATTTGACTTGCATATCGGTATAAACATCAAGCCATGCTCATTGAACTGTTGCTTTACTTGTGTTGAAACCATATTGTGGGTAACAGACTTGTATGGTAAACCGCCACCTTCTTGCTTAATTAGTTTTTTACAACCACCCATAACGGCGTGGAGTTTTTGATATAAGTTTTTTGTTTCTTTTTTTTGTGTCATTTTAATTTTCCTTTATTGTAAATACTCTGGTTTCTGTAAATTGATCAGGTATTTTTATAACTTTTGTTTTTTGTCTTTTACTTGTTGTATGCCTTAACAAGTACCCGTGATAAGCCGCAAGCTCAACATCTTTCATGTGCATTTTTATTTGTAATGAGGCCTCGTCTTTTCTTATTTTTGCAAGCTTCTCATCATCTCTGGCCTTTACAAACTTTTGTATTAAGGGTTTTAGGTTTTCATTAGAACCCATATCGACCACGTCTTTCGACTGGTTTCCTTTGTACATTTGGCTTGCCTCTTTTGTGTCATAAGGCTCATACCAAAAGTCTTTGTTTTGTACAACTCCATCGAATCTATTCCAAAAGTCTGTACCAGCGCTTTTTATATCTTCAACCATAGCTTCGTCTCGATCGAAAACAAACCATTGCAACATCCAGCCGTTGACTAAGCGGACCAAAATACCTTTCTCAGCTTTGCAACACAGCATTTGTTGTTGTAGCTGGTAGAGATAAGAAGGTCTAATTGGGTCTTTTGCAGAGCCAGCATAGTTTTTTATTTCTACAACTATTTGGTCCTGACCGAGGTTCCAATTAGTATCAGAAGTATCTGTGAGATCATAAGGCTTATCAAGTACGAGCATCCTGTCTATGCTTGAGCCGAGTTTACCGTTTGGCAAATCGTATGTGTAAGCTTTTCTTGGTTGTATCAATACAATCTTTTTTCCAATTTGTTCTTCAATAACTGCTTTAAATAGTTGCGCAATCGGATCTTCTAGCATTTTACCAGCAGCAACTTTTGGGTTGTTTATAAAATTTGTATCGCCAATACCAGAGTATTCTGTTACTGCTGATTTCAAGATATCATTAGGTGTAACAAATCCTTCACCCATAATGATTGTGCCGATATTGCTAGCGCCTAGCTCTTTACGTGCGAAAGAGGTAAGTCTACCTGTATCACTCATTGTCTATCTCCAATCCAAGCTTATCTAAAGCATTTATACGCCTCTCTTTTTCCTCAATATCGAGGCTGTCCCAATCTTCTGGCCACATGAGACCTGGCACAGTCTTATAAAACCTAGCTCTTCTCTGTATGATTGCCTTTCTATCTTCTGGATTACTCTTGTCTTTTTCAGACATGATATCGAACAATGCCGAAACCCTAGATACCGTTTTTATTTGATCACTCATTATACTCTCCCCAGTAAGTTTTTTACTGTTGTTGGGTACCAGGCTTTGTCATTCCAAGTCTTGACACCACGTTTATTTAGAGCATCAGCTATCCCTCTAAGAGATACAATGCCCGCCTGTTTGATACCTTGGACAATGCAAAGCATATCCTTGGCAAACCCGTCAGCGTTCTTAATTTGCTTTTTACGGCCATTCTCACCAGCTAACGGTAAATTAGTAGGGTTGCCTAACTTTTTGCTGTTTTCAGCCTTTATACGGGCTAATGCGGCCTTAGTACGCTCTGATATCTGCAACCTTTCCATTCTGTCCATAGCAATCTTAAAGCCTGCAAGCTTTTGATCAAGATCTGGGCTATCAAGCATGTCTATTTTCATAGATTGATTGTCTTCCAGAAACTGACCAACCTCATAAGTACGGCCAATACGGCTAGATGAATAGACAACGAACGGTACTTTGAGTCTTTTCGCTGTCTTAATTGCATCAAGCAACACGGGCCTATTCCTGAATCTTGTAGCTCCAGAAATGCCCTCCTCTTCAAACCAGAGAATGTCATGATCTTTATATTTTTGTGATATAGCAAACCTTTGGTTCGCTACTTCTTGTTTGTCTGTGCTTACTCTTACTAGTGCTACTATTTGTTTCATTATTTTATTTCCTTTGTTGAGGTAGGCAGGAAAAACAGCCATTGTGAAACCTGCTACCCGTTCAATTCTATTTCAGTATTACATGCTAGGTGTACGCATGTCAACTAAAACATCATTATTAATCTTGTACTTTGGTTGTGCGCAGGTTCTACCGTATCCATCCTCAAATACGGTAGCGCCTTGCTCGCTCGTAGCCTCTTCATCAATGACGAATAGACCAGCTTCTTTGAGACTTGCAATGTATCTACCTGTTGATCCTTCAAGCTGTAACCACATACCTGTATTTAGCAGGTGAAGCGCCTCATATGCTTGCGACTCTGTCATAATAACTCCTGCTGTTCTCCAGCTTCTCGTTTTTGTGTGAATCTAAAGTCAACCAATCTGTACGTTTTGTACGGTGGAAACTTAGATTTTGTTGATTTGTTTTTATTGTTGGTCAGGGCTGAACCCAGCGATGCTGGGCCAACCTCCAATACAACCTTACCTTTGTGTATAATCTGTAGTCCGCCCATTTTCATGGCCTTCTCACAGTCATAGTCTCTTACAGACAACATACCGTGGTAATATTTATTTACTTTTACTTGATGCATGGTGTGCCTCTAGTCAATAAAGCCGTGATCTTTTTCTACGTAACCCATGTCAGCTAACAATAAGTCAATCTCTATTTTTCTTTTCCAACTTCTTTTGCTACCGCCAAACTGTATGTACTCATAGACAATCAAGCTTCTTTCTTCCAAAAGATTCTCTATTGTTTCACGTGGAACATTGTGTGGATCATGTAAAGATCCTGTTGTTGTTTTCCAATTTCTCATGATATCTCCATGAATGTTTATTGGATATTGTGCGTCTTCTCTCTTCATCGTATTTCTCCTATTTTGTTTCATCGAACAGATAACGTCTGTTCACCATTGATATTACATAAGTCATTTGATATTGTCAATAACTAATTATGCACCAATAGCGCATAACTGAAACAAAACGAAATAAAATATATAGAGAGGAAATAAATGAGTAATAAAACAAACCCAAACCACTACAAAGATAAGCCTATCCAGACTATCAAAGCTATCCAATCACAGCTAACACCTGATGAATTCATTGGATACCTGAAAGGGTCCATGATTAAGTACGTATCCAGAGCGGGATTCAAACACCCAGGATATGACGGCATGAGAGAAGATATCAGCAAAGCGCACCAGATATCTGAATTCTTACTTGCCCACTTAACAGACCTGATTGGTGATAGAGATGACAGATAAACCAGACTACGGCAAAGGCAAGACACCTGGGCATTTCTGTGTACTACCACAAAGATCAATAGTAGATCCACGATTCAAAGACCACCCGTCTGTATTCAGAGTATTAGCAGCACTTGGCAATTACACATCAAGACAAGGAGTTTGCTGGCCCAATCAATCCACCATAGCTAGAGACCTACACTTATGTCAATCAACTGTATCTAGACATATCAAGCGACTGATCCAATGGGATTACATAAGATACGCCAAGAAACATCCAGGACTCAAAGGTAACAAATACTTCATGGTGTTTGACCCTGAGATTGTAGAGGCAGATGCAGCAGCAATAGCTACGGTACAAGACAGATCATTCCAAGAAAAGCCAGAGATTCCTACTGGCCCACTCAATGATTCAAAAGCAAAGGTAGGGAAGACACCAACCAAACAGAGTAATAAACCTATTGTGAATAAGGAAGTTATGCACCCTAATGCATATTCAGATATGCGCCCAGAGTACATACATAACAACATAACTAACAATGATATATATACTATAGGAAAGAATGTCTTGAATAAGTTCGTACGAATGTCTGAAGAGATATACGGACAGGTACGAGCATATGATGAAAAACATATAAAAATTGTTGCAGGCTGGTTAGAGCAAGGACTTGACCCAGAGTATGCTGTGAGACGTATGAAGCATGTGATGCTGTGGAGGCGTAACAATAACCTAGACAGCCCTAAGTCAGTAGTCTTCTTCAAGGATGCTTTGTTCAAACAAGAGAAGAACGACAAGGGACAAAGAGCAGAGGCTATGCTTAAAAAGCTAGGCAGGGGACTCAAGCGTATAAAGCGCTAAGGTTCGTATGCAGTTTATACACGCCTGGGGATTGCGGAAATACTTATTTTAAAAAAGACACCCCCTTCCCCTCCCCCTGCGGTATATATATAGGGGCCTTTTACACAATTTTTTAGTCATTTTTTCATAAAATGGTATACTAGGGTCAGGAAATAAACTAAGAGGTATAAAACATGGCGGGTCCAAAATTTAGTAACAGGCAATTTAGAATCATGAAAGATGTGAATATTGCTAAAGGAACTGAGCTAGTAATCGAAATATGGCCTGGTTCAGATTGGAATAAAGAAAAGAATATAGCTGTTCCTGTTCCAGGAGCATCAGACATAAAACTTTACAATAGATCAGAAGAAGCGCAGTACAATAAAGGCGATCAGATAGCTTTTATGAGAGTATTCAACAACAGCGAGAATCCTTTTGAATGAAGAAAACTACAGCTAAGAAGAAGATAACCAAGCCTCCGTTAGACAGATTTGGCGGAGTAAGGGTTGTCCAGCGTAGGATTCAGAAGTCTGAAATCATAGAACAGAATAAAGATGGAGTAGCCCAAGAGCTTTTAGATGTGGCTAGGGCCAAAATTACAGACATTGTGCATTGGACAGAACTAGGGACAATGACCGTAAAAGATCCGAAAGATATTCCAGAAGCAGCAATTAAGGCTATAAAAAAAATAAAATTGGTGCAAACATCGGCGGGGCCACAAATGGAAGTAGAACTTCATGACAAGGTAGCTGTACTTAGAATATTAGCCAAAGCATCAGGATTATTAGAACAACAAGAAGATATGGACAAACCAAGTGTTGTCGGTATTGTAATGCAGGGGCCAGATGGCAGAGAATTGGACGAGAAAGCTGACAGCTGAAGAAAGGGCTAGAGCGATAAAATTGATTCTAAAAAATAGGATACCCGATAAAGATGGGGCGAGGGTGACAGGGTTACCATTACAAAAGTATAAAAGACTGGTTTCAGGACAATGTACAATGGACAGGAGCAGTATTGATTCTTTTTTTGAGACATTAGAAAATTATGAGTGATGCAATAACCAATTTAAAACTTAATTTTACTCAATCACCTATGGTTTGGAAATTTTTACAAGACAAATCTTTTGTAAGAGGTCTTATGGGGCCTGTGGGATCTGGCAAGTCTTATGCTTGTGCAGCTGAGATCATGCTCAAAGCGGTATCCCAAGTAGCGAGTCCTAGAGACGGTATAAAATATAGCAGGTTTGTTGTGGTTAGAAACTCATATCCAGAGCTTAGAACAACAACTATTAAGACTTGGCAAGAATTATTCCCAGAAAACATCTGGGGAGCCTTCAGGTGGTCACCTCCTCTAACGCATCACATTAAACTACCATCAAGAGACGGAGCGCCTGGGATTGATTGCGAGGTTATATTTTTAGCCCTAGATCAGCCAAAAGACGTTAGAAAACTTTTATCAATGGAATTGACTGGTGCATGGGTAAACGAGGCTAGAGAGCTTCCTAAGGCCGTTATAGACGGTTTGACGCATAGGGTAGGAAGATATCCCACACTATCTGATGGAGGGGCAACGCCGTGGCGTGGAATCATTATGGACACAAACCCTATGGATGACGATCATTGGTGGTACCGTTTAGCAGAAAAAGAAAAGATGCAAGGCCGTTATGCTTGGAAATTTTTCAAGCAACCTGGCGCTGTTGAAGAATATCAAAAAGGCGATTTACCAGAAAATCCAGAAGCAAACGGGTTTGTTTTTAGCGCCAATAAGTGGTGGATGGTTAACCCTACAACAGAAAACAGAGTCAATCTTCCGAGTGGCTACTATGAACAAACGTTGCTTGGTAAAAATATTGATTGGATACGCTGTTATGCTCAAGGCCTGTACACCTATGTACAAGAAGGGAAACCAGTAATTCACGAATATGATGATAATATAATGGCACAAGACAACTTAGAACCAGATCCTCAGTACCCTATACAAGTCGGGGTTGACTTCGGGTTAACCCCAGCGGCCGTGTTCGGCCAACGACTATCTGATGGAAGATGGGTTGTATACGATGAATTAGTAACTTTTGATATGGGGCTAGAAAGGTTTGGCACATTGCTAAAAGGCGAGCTTGCACAAAAGTTTCCCAAATACGATGTATTGATATGGGGTGATCCAGCTGGGCAAAAACGTGATGAAATATACGAAGTAACAGCATTTGACCATTTAAGATCTATTGGTCTATCCGCTAGGCCAACAGCAACAAATGATTTTAGAGTAAGGAGAGAAGCTGGTGCTATGCCAATGAATAGGCTTATTAAGGGCAAACCAGGACTTTTTGTAGACAAAAAATGCAAAAGACTTAGAAAATCATTAGCTGGCGGGTATCATTTTAGAAGAATACAAATATCTGGAGGTGAAAGGTACAAGGATAGTCCTAACAAAAACGAACACTCTCACATTGGTGACGCTTTTATGTACTTAATGCTTGGAGGCGGTGAACATAAAGCTTTAACGAGGGGCCATAATCCTAAGTTTAAACAATCTGTTGCCAATACAGACTTCGATATTTTTGCATGAATCTTGACAAACTAGAAACTGTTCTAGGTATAAATAAAGTAAAAGGGTTAACAGCTGTCAACTTTGAAGGGTTTTTTCTTAACATGATGAAGCTCGGCGAAATGGACAAGCGAAGTTTAGAGAGCATTCCTAACTATAGAGAATATTTAGAGTGTGCAAGAAATCAAGGCGTAGCTTACTGTATTTTAGATAACGGGCAGCCCATTGTTTGTTTTGGTGTTGTAGAACAATGGCCTCATGTAGCTGAGTGTTGGTTACTACCAGATGTAAATAAAATAAAGCAATGGAGGATTCCTTTTCACAAAGGATCTTTGAACTTCATGGAAGAAATAGCAAAAGATATGGATTTACATAGAATACATGTAACTGTAGATGCACAAAACATTATTGCTCTCAAGTGGATAAAAGCTATGAAATTTGAAAAAGAAGGTTTTTTAAAAAGGTATACATACGATAAAAAAGATATGATAATGTATAGTAGAATATTTGCGAGGTAATATGTCGGGACTTTTTAAAACGCCGAAATACAATCCGCCCCCTCAAGTGGCGGCAACTGATGCTGCTCTTGATGAAAGAGAAAGAAAAGCTGACGATAAAGAAAAAAAAGAATTAAGGAAAACTTCGGCAAGCTCTAGGGCAAGAAGAAAAAACGCTAGACTTTTATACTCACAAGACAGACAAGCTCCAGCACTTGGAGTAGGAACAGATTTGGCTGGAGATACGTCAGTCAGAAATCCATATGATGACCAGAGGAGGATAAGCTAATGGGAGGCTCAGTAACAAAAATTATTAAGAAGGCTGTAAACGTACCAATTAGAACAATTCGTGGACTATCGGGAGGCGACACACCTCGTAGATCAGCAGAGACTAGATCAGAAATTGCATCCAAAACAGATGCTCCTAAAAAAACAGAAGCAGATAGAAAAACTGTTTCTAGAAACTTAACTAAGCGTAGGCGATCAACTAGAATGGCAGGAAAATCTTTAATAGGAGGTAGCGCAAATATTGCTGCATCTGGATCTAATTATTCTCCTATAAGAAACCCTAGAGACACAAACAGTAAACTTGGATAGATCATGGATCATCATGAACAAGAATATATCCGCAATCCAAGGCACAGAAAAAAACAAACATGATTAGAAGAAGAAAAGTAAAAAAAGGTTTGTATTATAATATTAACCAAAGAAAAAAAGAAGGAACAAGTAGGACTAAAAAAGAATCTACGATTTCAGATAAGGCTTATGCCAACATGAAAGCAGGTTTCCCAAAAAAGAAAAAAGCTTAGATAGGATAAAAAATGCCAGGCACTCACTACAAATTTAAAATGAAAAAAAAGAAAAAAGCCAAAAAATATAAGTAATGGTTGCTAAAAAATTTCAAAACCCTGGCGGAGGATTAAATGAAGCTGGCAGGAATCATTTCAAAAAAACCGAAGGATCTAATTTAAAATCTCCCGTAAAAACAGGAACTAACCCCAGAAGAGTTTCTTTTGCTGCAAGGTTTGGAGGCATGGCAGGATCAGAGAAAACTAGTAAAGGCGAACCTACTAGGCTATCATTAGCATTGAAAGCATGGGGATTTAGAAGCAAACAAAGCGCTAGAAATTTTGCAAATAGGCATAAAAAGACATGAAACAGCTTACTCCTAGACAAGTTTTAGATAGATCGAAAAAAGCTTTTGCTAAAAAAGATCTTTGGAGAAACATATACGAGGACTGTTATAGATACGCCCTCCCCCAGAGAAACTTATATGAAGGCGGTTACGAAGGAAATGCGCCTGGCCAAGACAAGATGAACAATGTGTTCGATTCTACAGCAATTCACTCCACACAAAGATTTGCCAACAGAATACAGTCAGGCCTTTTCCCGCCAGTAAAAAAATGGTGTAGACTTGAGCCAGGTAACGATATTCCAGAAAAATTCAAAACACAAACTCAGCAGGCGCTTGATTTATATAGCGACAAAATGTTTAGTATTTTGAGACAGAGTAATTTCGATTTAGCTATGGGTGAGTTTTTATTAGACCTATCTGTTGGTACAGCGGCTATTTTGATACAACCAGGAGATGACACAACTCCAATAAGGTTTACACCTGTTCCCCAATATCTTTTAGCACTAGAAGAGGGGCCGTATGGAACTGTTGATAACGTATACAGAAAATATAAAGTAAGAGCAGAAGCAATAACAAGAACTTTTCCAGATGCTAAAATACCAAGCACAATACAAAGAATTATAGAAGACAAGCCGTCTGAAATGGTTGAGCTTCTCGAATCTGTCATTATTGATACAGACAGAGGCGATTACTGTTATCACATTATTTATGAAAAAACGTCAGAAGAATTAGTTTTTAGAAGAATGAGGCAGTCTCCTTGGGTTGTTGCAAGGTATATGAAATTACCAGGCGAAGTTTTTGGTCGAGGCCCCCTTGTCTCTGCGTTACCAGACATAAGAACTCTCAACAAAACCTTGGAGCTGTTGCTTAAAAATGCATCTATCGCTTGCGCTGGGGTTTATACCGCAGCAGATGATGGAGTAATTAACCCATCTAACATTAGAATATCGCCAGGTTCTATTATACCTGTAGCAAGAAACGGTGGGCCTCAAGGCGCATCATTAGCTCCTTTGCCTAGGTCTGGAGACTTTAACGTTTCACAGATTGTTATAAATGACCTTAGAATGAATATTAAAAAAACAATGCTAGATGACACCTTGCCTCCTGACAACATGTCAGCAAGATCAGCAACAGAAATTGTAGAGAGAATGAAAGAGTTATCCCAGAACATGGGAGCTGCCTTTGGTAGATTAATTACTGAAACCATGGTTCCTATTGTAGCTAAAACACTAAGCATAATGGACGAAAAAGGTTTAATACAAATGCCACTCAAAGTGAATGGTTTACAGGTAAAAGTAACTCCTGTGTCTCCTCTTGCAAAAGCGCAAAATTTAGAAGAAGTAAACGAGGTCATGCAGTTTGTACAAATAGCGAATAGCCTTGGACCTGGCGGGGTTGCAGAATTAAAACCAGATCAAGTGGCTAGTTTTATAGCTGATAAGTTTGGAGTACCAGCATCGCTAAGAAATACTCCAGAAGAAAAAGAACAAATTGTACAGCAAGCTATGGCTACAGCAAATATAACAGGCGGGATGATGGACCAGGGTGGCCAGCCTCCTAGCCCAGACATACAACAGCCAGAAGAAGCTCTAGAACAAGAGGCTAAAGCATGACATCGGGATGGGAAGGTATCGAGGTTTTAGACTTAGAAGAAAAAAGAAAATCGAAACCAAAAGACAATCAAATAGAGTTAGATAAAGCATTTGCTAGAACATTCGACACAGAAGAGGGCAAGAAAGTTTTAAACTATTTAATGCACAAAACGCTGGAACAACCAACCTGGGTACCTGGGCTTGATAACTCATATGGCTACGCAAGAGAAGGTCAAAACAGCATTATAAGAGAAATAAACCAAAGGATAGAGAGGACGAAGTCATGAACGAAACAACCAATCAAGAACAAGTAGAAGAAAAACCAGAAGGATTATTAGCAAATGCTAATGTAGAGGCAGCTTCAGAACAACAAATAGAAGACGCTCCCGTAGAGCTTTCTCATAAAACTGAGGATAAGGAACAAATAAAAGATGAAGACAATATTATTGAATTGCCAGAAAACATAAACAACAAGTTTATTAATAAAGAAACTGGAAAAGTAGATGATCAAAAACTATCAGACTCTTACAATGAGCTACAAAAGCAATTTTCTATGGGCAAACACAAAGCTCCAAAAGAATATAATTTTAGCTTATTAGAAGATGTTGATGACTCAGACCCTTTGAAAAACTTTGTTACTGGCTGGATTAAAGAAAACAAACCTACTCAGGAAGCTGTAGACGATTTAGTAGGGACTTTTCTTGAGCTTTCTGAGCAACAAGTTTCTTCTGAAACAATAGATGAAAAAGCAGAGCTTGCAAAACTAGGCCCCAATGGACCTGATATTGTAAAAGGAACAGCTGGATGGGTTTCTGGCTTGGTAGAAAAAGGAGTATTAGGAGCTGATGACGTTAAAGAAATAGAAGTCCTAGCTGCAACAGCAGAAGGCGTTAATGTAATAACGAAACTTAGAAAGTATTATGAAGGATACGAAATACCTACAGCTCCTGTAAATACCGAAGGATTGCCAAGTAAAGAAGAATTTTATGAAATGGTTGGCTCTCCAGAATATAAAACAGATCCGAAGTATAGGGCAAAAGTGGCTAAAGTAGCTGAACGCTTATTCCCAGGTAATGCTACGGGAACGGGTGTTATCTAATTTCATTTGATTTTTTAAAACAAAAAGATTATATTTGGGGTGAAGATAACCATTCATGGCCTTCTGGCTAGTGTGAAAGTACACAATGTCAGCCTGGGCAATTCCAGATAACTGCAAGAGATATTTGTTTAACAATACAAAGGAGATATTTGTATGGCACAATCAATTACAAATGCTTTTGTTACGCTTTTTGATGCTGAAGTAAAGCAAGCTTATCAGGGTGAAAGCTCTATCTTAAACTGTGTAAGACTCAGACAAGGCGTACAAGGCAACACATATAAGTTTCCAAAACTTGGAAAAGGTAGCGCTACAAGCCGTATCCCTCAAACTGATGTAACTCCGTTGAATGTCACATATTCACAGGTTACAGCAACAATGAGTGATTATAATGCAGCTGAATATAGCGATATATTTCACCAAGCTAAGGTCAACTTTGACGAGCGCTCTGAGCTTGTGCAGGTAGTATCGAAAGCTATCGGTAGAAGAATGGATCAATTAATTTTAGATGCTCTTGATGCAGCATCATCACCATCAACTGTGGCGAAAACCGTTGTTACAACTGGTTCAGCAGCTGCTAGTAATTTAAATGTTGGTAAGCTTATTGCTGCCAAAAAATCACTAGACGCTAAAAATGTACCATTTGACGACAGACACATCATAGTACACGCTAATTCATTATCTGGTTTACTAGGTGACGAAAGAGCAGTATCTGGTGATTTTGCATCAATCAAGGCATTAGTTAGCGGAGAGATAAATACTTTCTTAGGCTTTAACTTCTATGTACTAGGAGATAGAGACGAAGGCGGGCTTCCTCTTTCATCTAGCGACAGAACATGCTTTGCTTTTCATCGCAGCTCATGCGGTATGGCAGTAAACATGAATCAAAAAACTGAGATTAATTATGTCCCTGAAAAGACATCTTTCTTAGTAAATTCAATGTTTAGTGCTGGCGCCGTTGCTATTGACGACGAAGGTATAGTAAAAATAACTTGTGAAGAATAGGAGTATTAATTATGGCATATGATGCAAAAGGCCTACAACCAATAGGCGGACAAGCAAAAGCTGGTAACGCTCCTCAAGTATGGAGTTATAAATCAACTGAAGCAAAAACAGCAATAGATGCTGCTGGATATTTTAACAGCGCATCTGATTTGCTCAAGGTTGGAGATTTAATCTACATCCATGCAAGCTCAGCTGGTACTGCTACATTTAGCTTACACCCAGTAGTAAGCAACGCTTCTGGCGTTGTCGATATTGGCGATGGTACAGCTATAAGTGCAACAGATAGTGATTAATCACTAAACAAGATTTCCCTGTGTCTATTCACTCTTGGCACAGGGAAGTTATAATGGAGGTATTATGGCAGCTGGAGACACTAATGTTACTATATGTAATCAGGCTTT